CCGCCGCCCGCGAACTCAAGGTCTTCTACATCCCCTCCAAGCGCACCCACACAGCCGCCAACCGCGCCGCCCTCAAGGCGGCGGGCATCCTCTGACCCACTCCCCCGGCGGGGCCTACGGGCCCCGCCGGGTCTTTGCCCACATCGTTAGTGCCCGGTGCTAACGATTTCGACACCCAGCCACGCTTGCACAACGCACGGACTACGTGCTAAGCTGATGTCACCACCAACCGAGAGGAGCCGACAATGGCTATCAATGACGACACCTTCACCACACTGGGGCTTCTGTGGGCTGAGGGCCAGCAGGAGGTCTTCGCCGCGCAGACCCGCCACATGGACCGGATGACCAACATCCTGGAGCACGTGGAGGAGGGCGGGATGACCGAGGCGGACGCGCATAACGCGGCGCGGCGCAGCTACCGCCTGCTGAACGATCGGCGGGAGTTCCTGTCCCGGTACTACGCCCAGAAAATGTCCGACGAGCTGGCGCTCTGGCTGTTCTGACCCGCAGCAACAGCGACCCCCGGCCGGTGAGCCGGGGGTCGTTTTCGTCGTGGCTTGCACAACGCACGGACACCGTGCTAAGGTGGTCACACCACCAACCGCAAGGAGTTCAAATGTCCGACACCACCGCCCCTCAGGTCATCGACCAGTTCGCCGCCGCCTTCGAGACCGCCCGGCAGCGGTTCGCCGACGCGACCAAGGTCAGCGGCTACGCGGCCCACGAGCTGTTCACCGAAGCCGCTGCCGGTTTCGAGCTGGCCGCCACCTTCACTCGCGACACAGTCCAGCGGACGAAGGCTCACCGGTACGCCCGGTCGGCCTACCGCAACGCCGCAGATGCGTGGTCCTTCGGAGCCTGACCCACAGAACAGCCCCTGACCTCCGGGTCAGGGGCTTTCTTGTATGCGAGGAATGATTACTTACCGGTGCTAACGATTCTGGTTACGACCCGCTCGCGTGCACTCCCAGGAAGTCCCCGGCGAGCAGCGGACGGAGGGCGCGCCAGTCATCCGCGTTCGCCCACGCGCAGAGGGGGTGCTTCACCGCGCCGTCGGGCAGCGGGCCGAGGAGGTCGTGGCAGATGGGGCACTTCATGGCTGTGGTCCCTTTCGAGGAGGCGGTGGAGTATGACGTCCCGCTGCCGCTCCAGCGCGGCTATGCGCGCCTGCGCAGCGGCTAGGTCCGTAGCGGCGGCCACGCCGTCCAGGTGCGCCAGCGCGGCTACGGCATCCACCTGCGCGCGCAGGCGCTGGCAGTGCGCGGCGACCTGCGTCATCGGCTCTGCCTTGATCTGCTGGATCAGCCGGAGGGAGCACCGCAGGCGTTCGGCGATGCTGGCCACCGTCCAGCCCTGGGTGGTGAGAAACGCGACCACCCACGCACGGTCGGGGCCGGACAGGTCGGAGATGGGCACCGGCCGATGTTGCACCGCGTACACCAGCCCTTCGTCTGGCTCCCAGCGTTCCTCACCGGTGGTCACACGAACCACGTCCGCTTCGGGCCGAAGTGCCGCTCCATGTGCTTGACGGCTTCCGCCTCCAGTCGGTCCTGCGGGACCGTCCACGTCCTGTGAGGACCCCCGACGTACCAACTCGTCACTTGTACCCAGTCGCAGTCTTCACGGTCCTTGAGCGGACAGTGGCGGACCAAATGGGGGCGCTTCTCAAGGGCCATCGGGTGTCTCCTCTACGGGGGTGCCGTGGAATCCGCTGCGCAGCAGTGCGTTCGCCACCTCCGTGGCGACGATCTGAGTGCGCAGCCACGGGTACACGCGGCCACGCAGGCGCTGCTCGACCACGCGCGCCATGGCGTCGCGGTCGCGTTCGATGTGGATGCGCAGGGTCATCAGGTGGTCGGCGGCGGCCAAGTAGCCGGGGTGATCCATGCGTTCCTGGTGCTCTTCCTTGGTCATGTCGCGCCAGTGTCCGGCTGCGTCCCAGACCGCGATGCCGCCGCAGTAGATGCAGAACAGCATGTCACCGGGCGCGGGGAGCTTCGGCATCGACGTGTGCGCGCCGCAGTGGGCGCAGGCGAGGTTCATGGGCGGGTCTCCTTGTGAGGGTGTTACCCCAGTCACATCGACAGGGTACGACAGCGCGGGCCTCGTGTGCGTGAGACCCGCGCTACGTGCGTTAGATGTGATAGTCGACCAGGACGAACCATGCGTTGTCGGAGGCGGCATCCACGAGCCTGCGGTACTCCGCTTGCCACACTTCGGCCTGCTTGTCGCCGCTGGACGTGCCGAACCAGCCCATCAGCCCCTTCTCGTGCCACTCGCCGTCCTGATCCAGGAGGGCGAACGTGGCCGGGTACAGGTCCGGGTGGTCGAAGTCGATGTCGCACTTGCGGGCCACGTCGGTCCACTCGCCCGGCCGGGCTGCGCGCTCGTCCACGTACTTGCGATCCGCTGCCCCGGCACCCGGCCGGACGCTCTCCGAGACCTGCGCGAAGGCGGCGACTGCGTCGTAGGTCATCTCCGGCGCGGTCACCTCCAGGACGGGCCAGTAGTTGGCCCAGCGGCCACCGATGACCCACCAGTCCCACTTGGAGTCGGGGTTGCGCTCGCTGTAGACCTCGCCCTCCGGGCCGATGTCTTCGGCGTCGTACCAGCGAATGGCCTCCTGGTACACCTCCTCGTCGGTCCAATTCAGCCGGGCGGGGAAGCCGCCGTCTTCGGCCGTGCCGCTGATGTACGCCAGATGCGCGTAGTTGTGGCAGCGCTCGGCGTAGGCGATCGGGTCCGCCAGATACTCCGCATACCGCTCGGTGCGGTACTCCTCGATCTCGGCGCGTTCCTCGGCGATCAGTTCGGACTTCGTGGCCTTGACGTAGCGGTCTACCTCCAGGTTCTCGTCGTAGCGCGCCATCACGGCGGCGAGCGCATCCTCGAGTTCTTCCTTGGCCAGCGTGCCGTCCAAGATGACGGTGAGGGTGGCGTGACTCATGGGGTGTTCCTCTCGTGGTCGGGGGTACTGCCATTAAAGCACGGATACCGTGCAAAGCACAACCCCCGGGGCCGAAGCCCCGGGGGTTGTGGAAGTTCAGTCCTGGACGAGGACGATCACGTCGGTGGGTGCCAGCTGGAACTCGCGCTTATCACCGGTCGTGTTGTTACGGCCGGTGACCCACACCGTGACAGCGTGGTCGGTGCCGTAGCTGTCGATGACGACGTGGTGGACCACTTCGCGCAGCTCGCCTATCACGAGAATCTCCAGGGCGGTCGTCTCCTCCGTGTAGGCGAAGTGCACCAGCCGGTCGACGTGGTTGCTGCTCAGGTCGGCAGCGGTCAGGGCCTCGGTGACGGGGCCGTAGACGGTGGCGGTGGTGTTGAGGTAGTGCATTTGGGGGTCCTTTCGGTTGGTGGTGTAACCACCTTAGCACGTATTCCGTGCGTTGTGCAACCCCTAGGTCCGATCGGTGTAAATCAGCAGGAAGGCCACGCTGTTCGGGCTTGCGCCGTCGTGGCCGTCCAGCCGCAGCAGGCGTTCCTCGCCGGGCGTGATGCTGTCGGTCTGGAGCAGTTCCGCCGCGCGCTCTACGAGCAGGCGGGCATCCTGCACGGTGCGCGCCGACATGCGCAGGCTGAACCCCTTCACAGCCAGTCCCCTTCCTCCGGCGTGGTGTGCGGCACCAGATCGGCAGGGTTGCCGACCCACAGTCCGTAGCGTGCGTCTTCCCGGTAGACGACCCAGTCGGGCGCGACGTGGATGACCAGTCGAGGCCCGTAGCTGCTGCTACCGAACTCGCCGCCGCAGAACCCGTAGATGACGTCGCCGACTTTGAGCTGGCGTTCGTGGCACGTGCAATCGCACATGGTGTTCTCCTCGCGTGAAAGGGCGGCGGGGCCGGAGCCCCGCCGCCGGGCGGATCAGACGGACAGCAGCTCGAAGGCGCGTTGCTTGAGTTCGGCGTACGAGCCCATCAGGGCACCGGTGGCCGGGGCACCGAACACGCCGTTCTTGATCTCCATGCGGTGGTCGACGTACTCGGTCACCGCGTTGTACAGGCCGTACCGCGTGTCCTGGAGACCGTTCTGGGTCGGCAGGCGCAGCCCCTGGAGGACCGCCTGCGCGTGCTCTTCGCGACGGTTCTGGGCGCGCTCGGTGGGCGCGCCGTCCACGTCGAACAGCTGCCGGGCGAACACCTCCGCACGCTCCGGGTCCAGTTCGGCGTCGATCATCTTGGCGACCTCCTGACTGAACGCATCGGCGTGGGCGAACACCACCTTGAGCGACTGCCGCGCCTCCTCCAGCGCGTTGAGCGCGTTGGCGGTGTGGCGGGCCGACCAGGTGGACTTCGCGCCGGAGATGGCGGCCGACTGCGTGTTGCGGCACACCACGCGGATCGGCGTGGTGATGACCTTGAACGCGCCGCAGGCGGTGTGGTTGTTCATCGCGGCGAAGTACAGGTCGGTCTCGTCCACGGTGCCGTCCGGCAAGGTGAAGTTCATGTAGCCGGGGATGCGCATCGTCACGAAGGTCTCGCGGCCACCGGCCAGCGCACCGGCCGTCTCGAAGTGCGCGCCGCTCTCGTCCACCAGGGCGTTCAGGAATGCGGTGGAGTCCTCGTTCTGGATGACCTGATAGTTGGTGCCGACGACACCCAGGTAGTCGGTGTTCCCGGTGACAGGGTTCGTGCGCACGGTGGCGAACTTGTCCGCGATCTGGACGGGGAAACCGTCGTCGCCTTCGGTCCAGAGGCGGTGCTTGCGGACGTTCCAGTTGGCCAGCTGCGCCTCTGCCAGCACCTCGTCGGCGGTCATCAGGTGGTTGACCTGCTGCCCCAGTTGGTGCCAAGCGTCGTTCCGCGAATCCGCGAAGGAGTAGACACCGTTCGTGTTGTCGAGATCGTGGCCCATGATAGGTCCTTTCGGGTGGTGGCTTTCCGGTTGGTGTGAATTCACAGTAGCACGGGACACGTGCTAAATGCAACTCGTCCAGGATCATTGCTTTAGCACGGAAACCGTGCCATCCTGGACGCCTGGCCTGCCACAACAATGGGCGGGCATTACATGAAGGGGCCGACGTGAGCCGTCGATCGCTCTACTTCCGGTGGGTCCGCTTGTCGCGCTACAGCGTGCTCTACCCGCTGTTCTGGTGCGGAGCCTGTCTGGCTGCGATGTGCATTCTGGGGTGGTTGATGACTCCTAGTTGACACAACCCACGGCTTCCGTGCTAAGGTAGTGGCACACACCAACCAAGGAGGAACCAAATGCCCGTCGAAATCCCGGTCGCCGCCCTCACCGCCAGCATCGAGCTGCGTGTCGAGTTCATCGAGCGGTTCTTGGACACCTACGCGGCGAAGCACAGTTACGGCGACCTGACCGAAAAGTCGCTCCCGGAGTTGGTCGAGGTCTTCGACATGGAACTCCAGGACGCGAAGGCGCAGTGGCCGACCATCGACCTGGATGCCGAGTGGTCCGAGATGGACAGCTGGCTGTCCGATCGCGGCATCCCCACCTGGTGACCAGCAAACCGCTCGACGCCCTCCAGGTGGGCGACATCGCCTTCCTGGAGGGGTGCGGCATCGTCCGGGTCCTGGCCCTGGAGCACTTCACCGACTGGGTGGAGGTCGCCTGGGACAGGGAGACAACCGGCGTAACGCGCCGCTGCGATCACGCGGAACTGGGAATCTGGTCCGCGTTCTACGTCGACTACCCCGACGTTCCCATCTTCGACAAGGAGACCTAGTCGTGTTCACCCCCAAGCACCACCGCATGTTCCAGGCGTGGGAGACCCTGCGCGCCAAGTGGAAGGCCAACGGTCTGGCCTTCGCCGACCAGTTGGAGCTGGAGCTGGCACCGGCCGTACCGGGCAAAGAGGTCTACCGGGTGGTCATCGCCGGTCAGACGGCCCGCGTGCCCCTGGCGGGCTTCGAAGACCTGGGTGGCCCCGTCACAGCCGCTCGACTGCTCACGCTGGCGGCTGTGACGCTCGTGATCAACGAGGCGGGCGAGCGATGAGCAGGAGAAAGTACGACGCGAAACGGCCCGACATCGCCTTCGCCATCCACATGGGCTGGTCCTACTGTGGACACACGGGCAGCGGGCATCTCCAGTTCACGCACCCGGAGTGCAATTTCCGCCTCACCATGCCGAACAGCCCCAGCGAGTTCCGCAGCACGCGCAACTCCATCAGCTGGATTCGGCGCAACACACCACGAAAGGACATCACCTCGTGACCACTGCCGAACGCGTACTCGACTTCGCCATGGACGCCGCCGTCGTCGGAGTCTGGGTGCTGGCGGTCGCCCGCCTCACCCGGCTGCTGACGGCCGACCGTATCACCGACTTCCTGAGGGAGGCCGCCTGGAAGATCAGCAAGGGCAACCGTGACGGAATGGTCTGGTACCTCAGCAACTGCGCGTGGTGCATGTCGCTGTGGGTCGGTCTGGCCACCGCTCCGCTGATGCTGCACACCATCGGGTTGTCCATGTGGTGGACGCCGATGTTCGCGCTGGCGGCCAGTTGGTTCGCCGGGGTGTCCGCCGAGAATTTCGAGGGTGACGACGAAATCGAGATCGAAGAGGAGTAGCAGCTGCGGGGCACGCCGATAGTCTGGCGGCGTGCCCCAGGTCAAGATTCGCCGTCGCAGCGGCCGTCAGCGGAACGCCCTGACGGCCGCCGCTCAGCGGGTGGACGCGGGTAATTCGTCCACGTTCCGCAAGTCCATGACGTCCGGTGATGACTGGCAGGCCGACGCCTGGCGGTACCTCCAGGCGGTGGGCGAATTCCAGTACTTCGTCAGCTGGCGGGCATGGTCCGCCAGCCGCTGCCGTCTGGTGGCCAGCGCCATGGACGAGCAAGGCGAACCCACCGGTGGCATCCCCGATGATGATCCGCTGGCCGGTGAGATTCGCAAGATCGTCAACGACATTGCCAGCGGGATCACCGGTCAGGCCAAGTTGGTACGGCGCACGGCGTACCTACTGTCCGTGGTCGGCGAGTGCTGGATCGGCATGTTGGTGCGTGACCCCTCTCGAGAGGAGGTCCCCAACGGCACTCCGCTGCCCATCGACTTGAACCGGCCCGGTTTCCAGCGTGAACAGTGGTTCGTGTTCGGCAAGGATCAGATCGCCGCCAGCAGTCAGGAGATTCAACTCAAGCTGCCCGACGGCAGCAAGCACACCTTCGACCCGGACGTGGACATCCTGTTCCGGGTCTGGGACGAGCACCCCAAGGACCCGAGCCTGCCCATCTCTCCGGCGTGGTCCAACCTGGATGCGCTGCACGAGATCGCGCAGGCCACCGCCACCATCGACCAGGCCAACAACTCCCGCCTGATCGGTAACGGTCTGCTGTTCGTTCCGCAGGAGATGAGCCTGCCGAATCCGCAGTCTCCCGTTGCGCTGCCGACCGGCACCCCGGACACCAACAACCCGCCGCCGGTCTTCCTGCCGAACAGCAGCCAGCAGCTCCAGGACATGCTGTTCGACGTGGCGAGCACCGCCAAGAAGGATCAGAACTCGATGGCGGCCATGCTGCCCATCGTGGCGGGCGTCCCCGGCGAACTGATCAAGTCGGTGCAGTGGCTGCGCCCGTCGACCGAGGTCCCCGAGACCGCGCTCAAGACCCGCACCGAGGCCATCAAGCGGCTGGCCATGGGCCTGGACGTCGCGCCGGAGCGGCTGCTCGGTGTGTCCCAGGGCAACCACTGGAGCGCGTGGGCCATCGATGAGCAGGACATCAAGATTCACGTCGCGCCGGTCGTGGAACTGATCTGCAACGCCATCACCCAGGAGGTGCTGCGGCAGAAGCTGGCGGAACTCGGCATCGACCCGGATGCCTACCTGGTCTGGTACGACACCACCGCGCTCACGCAGGACCCGGACAAGACCGACGAGGCCAAGGAAGGCTTCGACCGTGGCGCGGTGAACTCCCGTGCGCTGCGGGAACATCTGGGCTTCGATGACTCGGACGGCTACGACCTGGAGACCCGCGAAGGGTGGCTCCAGCTGGCCATGGACAAGATCGCCGCCGACCCGGCAGCGAATGCGCCCGTGTTCGGTCCGATCCTGGAGAAGCTGCTGGACAGCTTCCAGTTCGAGCTGGGCACGCCCAACCCGGCAGCCATCGCGCCGCAGGCGGAAGAGGACGACGCCCCGGCCGACGCCGAACCCGAGCAGCCCGCCGACGACCCGGCCGACGCCGATCCCCCGGAGGTGACGGCCGCCGCCGGGGTCACGATGGCGCGCTGGTGCGTGAACCGCGCGCTGGAGCTGGCCAACAAGCGGCGGCGCACCCGGACGAACGCGCCCATGTTCCGCGATGTCCCCATCGAGCGAGCCCACACCGTCCTGGAGCCGGTCGACATGGGCGACGTGCCCGAACTGATCAAGGGCTGGGCCACCGGCGTGGAGGACGCCGACCTGCGGCAGCTGGGTCTGGACCCGTCGTCGTTCAGGTCGGCGGTGCACGGCATCGCGGCTATCTCGCTGGTCACCTGCTCCGATCCGGTGGTGACGAACTCCATGCTGCGGAGGCTGTGATGTACCCACCGAACCATGCCGCCGCGCTGCTGGATCAGCTGGAGACGGAACGCGCCATCTCCGAACTGATGGACTACTGCCTGGAGCTGTGGCTGCCCTTGGCCGAGGCGCAGGTGTTGCGCGCTGCCGGGGAGCCGCCGCCCGACCCGAGCGGCGCGGCCGACGCCGAGCCGCAATGGGCGTACCTGATGGAGGCGGTGGTGCTGTACGGCATCGGGCTGATCACCGCGCACGCCACAGAGAAGGCGTTCACCGCGCTGACCGATGGGCTTCTGCTGCCCGCTGGCGACGCCGTGGCCGCAGCCGCCGTAGCTGCCGCACCGGCCGGGCTCCCGTCACGTGACACGCTGACGCGCAAGGTGCGAAGCACGCTGCGGCGGCGGATCACCGGCATGGACCCCGAAGTCACCGAGTCCCGTATCAGCACGGTGCCGAGCTTGCGCGGTCTGGTGTCCCAGCACGTGGACGATGTGCGTGGGCGGCTGGCCAGCATGGTGGACCGCGCGTTCCGCCGGATCACCGGCATCAACCAGGAAGTGCCCGACGCTCCGGCCGCCCGTGAGGACACCCGCGAAGCACTGGACCCCGGCGAGTGGCAGGACGTGGCCGACGAGACCGGCCAGACGCAGGCCACCGCCGCGCTGAACACCGCCACCACCGAGGCGGCCAACATGTCCGGGCTGCGGCTGGAGAAGGAATGGGTCGCCATTCTGGATACGCACACCCGCGCGGCGCACGCCGAGGCCGATGGCCAGAAGGTGCCGCTCGGTGAGGCGTTCAGCGTCGGCGGTGAAGACCTGCGGTTCCCTGGTGACCCGTTGGGCAGCTACGACAACACCATCAACTGCCGGTGCCGGGTGTTCGCCAGCGTGGTGCAGCGAGACCTGACGGCAGACGGCGGCTGGTGCGCGCCGTCGGCGGAACTCTACGAGCTGGCCGATTCGCACGCCGATGGCACGATGGCCGAAGACACCTCCGAGGAGAAGACAATGGCTCAATACCGCAGCTTCACCAGCGTGCTGGCGGTCATCGGCGAAGAGACCGACGACGGCCGCATGTTCGCGTCGGACATCGACCTCACCTTCCGGGACTTCCCGCTGCCGCTCCAGTGGCAGAAGATGTCCGCCGGTGGGCACTACAACAGCTACACCGTGGCGGTGATCGAGAGCGCCGAAGTCGTCGGCACCGAGGTCGTCGGCGCGGGCTACATGCTGAACACCCCCGAGGCCGCCGAAGCGGCGACAGAGATCGAGCACGGCGTCACCGCGCCGTCCGTGGACCTGGGTTCGGTGGACTGGGAACTGCGGAACGGTGACGGCGACCCCATCGACTGGGACGACCTGTGGGACGACCCGGACATGAAGGTCGTGGAGACCGTGCTGGCCGCCAAGATGCTGGGTGCCACGCTGGTGGCCATTCCGGCGTTCGGTTCCACGTCGATCAAGCTGGGCGAGATGGTGGAGCGCGGCGAGGACGCGCTGGTGGCCGCTGCGGGCATGGAGGTCCCCGTCGTGGAGGACCCGGTCTACGACCCGGCGTTCTTCACCGACCCCGGCTTCACCGAACCGACGCTGCCGCACATCACGGCGGACGGCCGCATCCAGGGGCACCTGGCCGCGTTCAACGTGTGCCACATCGGCATCCAGGACACCTGCGTGATGGCTCCCCGCAGCCAGACCGACTACGCCTGGTTCCACACCTCCCCGCCGGTGAAGACCAGCGACGGCAGCAAGGCCAAGGTCGGCCGTCTGACCGTGGGCGGCGGGCACGCCGGTCCGCGCATGGGCGTCGGCCCGGCCGTGGCGCACTACGACGACGTGGGCACGGCGTTCGCGCTCGTCCACGTGGGCGAGGACGAGCACGGCATCTGGTTCAGCGGTGTGGCCGCGCCGGGTGCCACGCAA